CGACATAATCGACGATAGGAAAATCGACGTTGTTAATTAACGAGCGAGAGATAAGGCTTAAAGCGCCGGCGACATAACCGTCGAGGTTAATCGAGGTAAATTTACCGGAGTTAGCGGAAAGTTTAGTAAATTCCGCGCCCTGAAAAGCTACGTTAATAAAGTTAGTCCCGTCTTCCTCGTAGTAAGGAATAGAGAGAGTTCCTTTAACGTTGTATCGAGTGGAGCGTTCGAGAATCGGGGAAATATCGTAGAGTTTGCGGATAATTCGGCGGGCGATAGTCTTAGGAACGATAGAACCGTTATTAGACTTCGTTAAGGGTGTTACGTCGTCGCGGAGGTTTAAAGCTTCGCTTCGGATAAAGGCTTCAAAAGAGCGAGTTTCTTCGGCTTCGACGGCTTTTTCGTCTTCGGTCTTCTCTTCCTCTTTCTTCTCTTCCTCTTTTTTCTCTTCGCGAGTTGCTGGAGTAGCTTCGCGAGCGATTGCGTCAACCTTGTCGGCGATTCCTAGTTTTCTTTTAATATCTCGGATACTATCGCGGATTTCTGCGAGTTCCGCCATTTCTGCGACAGTAAGTTCGCGCGTTTCGTTTTCGCGACCGAGTTCTTCGGCACGAGTAGCGAGCGCGTTTCGCTTTTCAATTAGTTCTTTTTTAGACATTTATAGATCCTCCTTAATGTCATTAAGTATGCCTACTACTTTATTATAATTTACATTAGCATTTTTTTCCACAGCCTTTTCGTCTTTTCCGTCTTTTTCCTCTTGACTTTTCTCTTCTGACTTGTTCTCTTCTCGGTTAAGCGTATTTTCTTCCGAATCACGTTCGACAGGAGCTTCAAAACTTTTAGTAAGCTCCGCTTCTGCGGTGGCGGTTTCGATTTTAATATCTTCCGGAATAAAATCTTCTCCTCGGAAACTTAGTTCTTCTTTTCCGTCCACGGAGCGCGTCGAGATTAACGTCCCCATATAGGCCGGACTCTTACTGTCGTCGAGGATTGAAACTTCGGCGAGGTCGAGGTCGCGAACCTTTCTAAGCGGGAATCCGTCCTCGATTCCGGTTTCGACGTCTCTATCTTTAAAGCCGAACGACCAACCGCGAAGCCTTCCCGCTCGCGCCTTTTCGATAACGTCGGGGTCGGTGATAGTCGCGCGGGCGTGTAAGCCGATATTATCTTCCTCTAGCTCTAAGTTTCCGGCTCTAATTGAGCCTAAGTCCCGCGTCCAGTCGTGATTTAAAAGAATATGAACGTCCTCCGCGCGGTTTAGAGCCTTTTTAAACGCTCCCGCGCATATTCTTTCGATAAATTGCCCTACTCGACTCCATAACGGCTTAGAGACGCGTTCTACGGCGTTTACATAGCCTTCGATTAAGACGCTATCGCTTCTAATTTTAATCTTCATTTTTTAACTCCTTTCTTTATATGACGTTCCCGTCTTCTTCTTCTTGCGAATATTCTTCGTGAGCTATATCTTTTTCGATTAGCTTCTCGTCCTCTTTCTTCGCGGCATTTTCGGATTTGTTTCCGGTTTTGCCGTCCGACGGGTCGGTTAGTGCGTCCGTATTCGGCGTATAATACTTGTGCGTTTCTGTATCGTAAAGAACCGCCGCAAGTCCGACGTTAATAACGTCCATACCTTCGATTCTTTCCATATTTTCCGCGCGACGGATTTCGTTAATCGTCATAAAGCCGGTCTCTTTCGCGAGCTTATAGGCTTCGTAACGCTCCTTAATATTGACGCGGAGAATTTCTTTAACGTCAAAAACGAAATAGTGGCTTTTCTTTTCCGTTTCGAGAAGAAGATCGCGGTTAAGTGCCGTCTCGAAAGCGCGGATAATCGGATAAATCGCTTCCTTGAAGGTTCTGTAATAATCGTCGTCGTAAATATGGAAAATCGCTTTAATTTCGTCGATAAGGGTTTTCTTATTCTGGTTAAGTTGCATTTCGACGGAAGAGTTCGAGGCTTCTTGAAATTCGAGACCGTTATTTAGAACGACCACATTTTCGGAGTTATTTTTATAGAGGTTCGCCCAGGCGCGTTTAAGCGTGTTAATCTCTTCTTGCCCTAGCCTGCGTTGGGATTTAACGAAGCCTTTTTTATTTCCTCCGTTTTTGACGGTGGAGAGCTGATAAAGAAGAGTTTTATAGGCGGTTTCGAGGGCTTTCGCGACTTCGGACGTTAGACCGACGCCAGTAGCGCCGTTCGTGGTATTTCGGAGAATTTTAACGAACTCGAAAAGTTCGTATTCGTTTTCGTAAACGAATAATTTATACCTCTTAAAAATCGGATTCGCGCTAAACATAAGCTCGGAGACGTAATCGTCGGAGACTTGGAAAAGCCCCGTTACTTCGTTTCGATATTTTCGGATATAAGCATAACCGCCTTTGCCCATAAGATAATCGCGAACCATATTCTTTTTCATCTGAAAAGCGTCGAGCGTGTCTCCCGTATCGCCGTTTAATAACTTGACGCGCGTATCGTTATCGAGACTTTTAACTTTATCCGTACTCTCGACGTATTTATAGAGCTTAACCGGCATAGAAGCGATTGTGTTACTAATAAAATCGACCGCCGCGCTTACTGCCGGAACGGTCATAGCTTGCTCGCGAGTAATCGGCTCGCCCGAAAGTAAAGCCTTTAGAAGAACGTCGTCAACTTCCGGAGTAGTAGTTTCGGAAGTCGTAGTTTGTTCTGTTGTTCCGCTGTCCGCGTCTCTTTTCCAGAAATTGAATATTGACATTTTTTTAATTCCTTTATGCTTTTATTTTATCATACTTTATAAAACTTGCGCCGTAAATCCTCCCTGATCTAAAAGCGCGTCCTGTTGTAAGAGATAAACCGCATTTATAAGCGAGACGACCATATCGACCTTCCCCGTCGATTTCTTTTTGTGGACGTAAGTATTTTTATTCGTATCGTAAGTACAACGGGCGTTTTGGAAGTTAATTTCTAAAAGCCGGTTATTTTCGTACATAAACTCTTTCGAGAGGATTTTTTCCTTAAGAAGTTTCGTCGGCGGGTGGAGAACGCTAGAGTGCTGCCTAACCTCAATCATATTAAGCCCCTCGTCGGTTAGTTTCTGCGCCGAACTTAAAGCGTTCCAACGGTCGAACGCGACCCCCTGAATCTGAACGCCGTACTTTTCTTCGATACCTAAAATAAAGTTCTCGACGAAGCGATAGTCGATAACCTTATCCCCACACGCGAAGACCTTTCCGCCCCTGATAATTTCTTTATAATCGACCTTTTCGGACACGCTTTTCTCTGTTATTCTGCCTTCTGGAATAAAGGCGAAACTTTCCGCGAGGATTTCGTTATTATCGTCGAGCGCGACCATAGAGACGCTTGTATTATCGTTTGTCTCCGAAAGGTCGAGTCCGAGATAGACGACCCGTCCCTCCCAGTTAATCCGACCCGGAGCAACCTTACAAGCCCTAACGTCGTTTACGTCGATATAGGTTTCCGTTCCGACCCCCTGATAAACAATATTACAATGCTTCGTAACGAAGTTTTCTCGATCGCTTTCGACGGCGATAGCTCTCGCCCGCTTCTTTAATAAATCTTCCCATATTTCCGGAATTTCTAACGCGACCGGATTCGCTTGTTTTAGAACGAGGTCGTCTGTTTCCCAGTCTTTCGTTTTATCCGGTTCGTAGAGAAGCGCGAAAAGCGTCTCGTCCTTTTCGAGTTTATCTATAACCTTTTTGGAATAATTAACTTCGTCCTCGAACGGGTTGTCGATTGTCGGGTATTTCGTCGAGATGATAAAGCCGAGCTTGTTTAAAATGTTTAGCTGCCCCGACCGCATAGCGTTTATAGCGTAAGAGTTCGGAAGCGCCCCAACTTCGTCCGCGATAAAGGCGTTCGGAAGGCGACCGTCCATACGGCTAGTCGAGTAAGAAAGCGGCGTATATTGTATCTGCGTAGGCTTAAACATTATATAATCGCGAAGGATTTTAAACCGCTTCGTATCTTTAAATTCGTAAATTACGGGACTTGATTTAATAGTTTCGGAGATTGCTTCGCGGATTTCGCGGGAGAGTGCGCCGTCTGGAGCGACCGAATAGAACTTCGAGAATTTCGGCTCGGTTAAGAAGAGGAGAATAAAGATCGTTGCGATAGTGTACGTTTTAAAGTTCTTGCGGCATATTTCGAGAACGCCGGTTTCGTAGCGGCGTTTTTTCGGGTTGTCTCGATAAACGACGCATAAAATCGCCGTATAAAAAAGCCATTGATAGCCCATAGTACAGTTATAGAGAGTTTCGCCCGCCTTTAAGCCTTTCGGCATAATGAGGATTTTAAGGATATTTTCGAGCTGCTTTAACTTCTTCTCGCTAACCTTATACTTCTCGTCCTTCCCCTCCGCGATTTTCATAAAGTCGCGCATTTGCGCTTTAACATATTTCGGCGTCGTTTTCTCTCCTATCGACTTTTTACAAAACAGATATGCTTTACTCGTCGTCACTTTCGTCATCTTCGTCGCCCCCGTTTATGAGCTTAACTAACGGGTCTTCGTTTTCTTCTTCGCCGTTCCCGACCTTAAATTCTCGGATTATTTTCATAAGCGTATTAACGGTCTTATTCGCCGAATCCGTCGTCCGGTTGTAATCCTGAACGGCGGGGTGCGTATAGAGATTTTGGCGCCCCTTAACATATTCCTTTGTAACGAGAACTCCCCCGCTATCTTTAATAGCCTTTTCTAGTTCTGTTAAGAAATTAAGCTGTACCTGATAGCGCTTAAAAGTCGTTAGGAAAAAGAAATTCGACTGAACTCCGCTCTCTTCCGCGAGTTTAATAATTTCCTTCGCCTGCTCGTTTAGCGTTTTAGCCATACTATCTAGCTCCTTATTTATTTTCTCGAATATCTTATCGAGGTTAATTTCCTTGAATTTTTCAAGTTCCATAATTTAATTCCCAAGTAAAGACCCCCCCCCGTAGCATTTTTCAGTTTTCATTATCCGACCTTCTCTGCTTTCTTTCCGGTTAAACTTTCCCAGCGTTCGATAATAACGTCGACGTAATGAGGGTCGAGTTCCATCATATAACATTTTCGCTCTAGTTGTTCGCAAGCGATAAGAGTCGAGCCGCTTCCGCCGAAGAGGTCTAGGACGACTTCGCCCTTCTTCGAGCTATTCTTAATTAAACGCCCGACTAGCCCTAGCGGTTTCATAGAGGGGTGTAAAATGTTCTTAACCGGTTTATCTTGTTTGATAACCGTCGAGTATTCATCGGCGAGAACCCTCTTAAGAAGTTTAACGGCTTCGTCTTTTGTAATAGTCTCGAAGTCGATAGGTTGTTCCTCTATAACGGTATCTTGCGTCC